GTTGGGTCCGGTGCCGAGTGCGGTGTCGATGGCGAGTGCCCAGCCGTGGTTTGATGTGCCGGGGACGGCGGCCATGGCGGTGTTGGGTTTCTGGTACCAGACTTGCCCGTTCCATGTTTTGGTGGGTCGGCCGGGTAGCACTGCCGTGGTGTACCGGCTGAGGAACAGTGCGGTTTGTTCTGTGTGGGTGCGGTAGGTGCCACCGTAGGTGTAGGTGAGTTCCCATCCGGCTTTGAGTGCTTCGGCGGTGAGTGCACGCCAGGCTCGGGCTGTGGTGTGGTGGAGGTAACCGCGTGGCCCGATCTGGGTGAGGAGGGTTGCGGGGAGTTCACCGTTCGTGGCGGTCGCAAGATCGGTCGGGTAGACGACGGGGAGCACCACCAACATCAGGTAGCCGACTCGTACGTACCAGAGAGGATGATGATGTCGGTATTTGCCCATGTAAACGGGATGGTGGCACTGCTTACCGACTGAGGAGTGACCGTGGCGACCGTGGATACCCCGTAAAGGGTGACGGTGGAAGTGGTTGCTGCCGCTGCCACGATCGTATATCTCGCCGCAGCAGATGTATCGACGGCCAAACCGACAAACGTTTCTAACTGCATACCGGTTGCTTCGGCAGCGACCGGCAAACTCACAACAATCCCGCCAGTCACCGCCGACGTTGTACCCAATGTCAACTTCAAACGGAAATGAATCGTTCGAGACGCACGAGCATACGCACCGGATGTCGTCCCGTTACCGATCGCCATACCGCCCGACCAGGCAGGCGTATACGACGTCCACGCACCACCCTCATGGGATGCGTACAAGTTCATATCGGCTGCTGTTAGGACATCGTTCGATGCCCACGTCTTCTGTGCCATTGATGCTCCCTAGAAACCGAGTCGGTATGTGGTGTTATCGAGGTGACCGTACGTGGACGAATCCAACCGGAACGCCGGCAAGGGTGCCGGTTGCAGATTCAACGTCATCGTATGCACACCCGGCGTAATGTCATGCCGGATACCCTGCACAACCAACGTCTGCTGAATGATGGCACCAGTCCGGTTGGGCGTGAAGAACACCCGGACCGTCTTCGCTAACTCCATCACGACCATCGTCGCCTGGTTGATAAACGACATCGGAACAACATCGACAACCAGTTCATTGATCCGGTACGCGGGGGTCGAGTACAGGTTCAGAATGTATGTTGCCAACGCCAACGATTGCGTATCGTTCGCTAACACGGTCGCCGGGAATGACAGCGACCGGATACCACCATACGTGGCAGCCCACTGGGTCGGGTTCGCAACGGTCGCCGTCTGTTTCGTACCGCCCGTACGATCAACACCTACCCGGCCCAGCAACGACTCGGAACCAACCTGCGCCGAAATCGAACTAAATGCCGGGTTCCCCGGGTTGAAGCTGCCATCATCAAAGTCAGCCAGGGCGACCGCACCAACCGGATAGTTCCGATCCAGGAACGTGAGCACACCAGTCCTCGATGCAAACAGATACCCGAGATCGCCACGCACCACCAGCTGCATGTAGTTCAACACGTTCGAACCCCAGGACACATTGTCGCCCTGCAACGAATCCACACCCGTAGCTAGCGACGTGTTCGACGTCGGATACGCAACCTCCGGCCGATCCAAAATCGACGCCAACCGGGCACCCGGCAACTGGGCGGCCGTAGTCGTCCAAGCATCAAACTCGCCACGACCCAACACACCCAACGCATCCACCGCACGCACCACCGCCACCGACCGACCCGACACGTCATACGACAAATCCCAATCATCGACGATGCCCGTAAACAGCGCTGGTGATGCCACCAACCCACCAACTGGGGTAGCTGTCACGACAACCGCCCGGCCCGGGACCAGAAACCCGGCATACGGCGAATAAATGTTGCCCGGATCGAAGCGGCGGTCCTCGTTATTCAACACGACCGTACACGTACCCACCTGCGCCGGGTCACCCACCAACTGCGACGACGTACCCCGCTGCACCGACACCGACGTCACATACCCGGCAAGGAACGCCAAACCATCCGACAACACGTTCGTATCCAACCGCCCAAAATCGAGCCGCATATCTAACGTATCGATGACACCCAAATCGATAGCAACCTCAGTAACCGGGGCACTCATACCGTCAACCCGGCAATCGGCCCATTCCGACGCACAAACGTACGCAACGCCTGCACCACAGCAGCAGGATCAGCCGACGTCGAAATATTGATAACCGTTGACCCACCCAGGGCACTGTTCGGGGTAACCGTACCCGACGCACCCAACGTCACCACCTCCGGGCCACGCTCACCCACCAACCACGAACCCGGCCCAACCGGACCACCAGCCGCACGAGCACCCTTCACCGTCGGTGCAAGATCCCCACCAGTGCCGATCGTCTTGATGTTCGAGTAGATCGTGGATTGCCGGTCGCGGGCCAGTTCGGTCAGCATGTCTTCTGCGAGTGTGTACTGGCCGGCATCCACGGCAGCGACGATCTTCGCTGACGTTTCCGGTGGCACATTCTTGAGTGCGCTTACGAGGTCGAGGATGGCCCGTTCGTGGTCGCGTACGGATTGCTCGGAGTGGTCGGTGTCGGCTTTGAAGTTGTACAGGTTCTCGTTGTAGGTTTGCCAGGCGTCGCCTTCGTTGAGCCGCCCGTAGAGGGCGTCGAGGCGTTCGGTGTATAGGCGGGCGGCGTCGTCGGCTTTCTTGGTTGCGTCTCGGGCATCATTCGCAGCATCCGAGAATGAGGCCATTCCATCATCGGCGGCTTTCTTCGCCGATTCTTTCAGATCGTCTGTAGAGATCTTGGCCAGACCATTCGCATCACGCCACTTGTTCGTGATCTCAGTCGCCGCCTCAACATTGTCCGGGTAGAACTTTGCCAACAGGCCATTCAACTCATCCAGCGACATCTTGGAATAATCAACTTCGTCTTTCGCTGCGCCCATCGCCGTCTGGAATCCGGTAACCGGCGAAACAAACGCCTCCAGCGACGCACCCAAACCCTGCACCCAACCAGGAGCCTTCTCCAACTCCTGATTGATATTCGCGATCGCACCCACCACCGAAGCCGCCTGATCAATCACAGGGCCAAACTCGGCAACCAAACCACCGAATGCCAACGTCACTTCCTTGATGGCATCCTTCAGCTTGTCCTGAGCCAAACGAAACTTCTCAGCCTTAACCCGCTCATTCTCAGTGATTACCTGCCCATCCTCAACGGCGGACAGATACTTGATCATCTCATCTTTCGACCGCCCAATCAGTGGGGCCAGCGCACCGTACGACTTCCCAAACAGATCCGTACCAGCACGCACACGCTCAGTCGGATTCTCAATCTTCGACAACGCATCAAACGTATTCAGCAGGATCTCGTTCGTGGAAAGCGCATCACCACCAGCGTTATGAGTAGCGATCCCATACTCAGCCCACTTCGCCGAATCGAGCTGCTTGCCAACACGACCCAACGACGATTCCAACGCATCAGCCGACACGCCCATGTCATCACCAATAGCAATCCACCGGGAAGCATCCTCAACCGACAAACCCGTCTTAACAGACAGATCCTGCGCAGCCTTCGCTACCTTCGTGAACGCATCCACCGCTGTCAGACTGAACGCCACCAACGCCGTACCAGCAGCCAACGCCGCCGCCGCCGTATTCTCACGCAACGTATCACCAACCGACGAAGCGCCAGCCTTGATCTTCCCAAAGAACCCATCAGCATCCTTCACAGACGTAACCAGGTTCTTCATCCCACCACGGAACCCGCTGTCATCAAGGTCCAGGGTTGTCGTGATCTTGTTCGCCACAACGGCCCCCTAGTCGAAATGCTTACGGATCACACGGGCAACGCCACGCTCAGCAATCTTCGGTAACTCACGCTCCATAATAGCGAACGCCTGCGACGCCGAACCCTTCCCCGCCGTATACCCGTTCCACCGTTTCTTCTTGAACGTGCGCACCTTGCGAATGGCACCCGACTTCGTGCGAGACGTCGTACCGGACCGGCTAACACCAGGCCCAGCGAAACCGCCGGCGTTGCCCTTGTTCCGGCCGATCTCGGCAACCGTCCACGGGCCCGCCGAAGTCTTCGTCGGAGCCAACGTTGTCACACCACCACGATGAAACAGCTGGGTGTCGAGGGTTGGAGCCCACCCGGAGAACTTCGGATCACCACCAAGATCGGCGGAAGCAGCATCATGTGCGATTCGTTGGGCACGTTCACCCATGTCTTTCGTGATGCGCGCCTTCTCGTCGGTGGCGAGATCCCGCTCGAGCTGTTGGAGTTCACGCCCGAACGCCTCGAACGACCGGAACGTAGGCATCGGTCAGGCGGTGAGTCTCGAGATCACACCCGTGGTCGGGAACGACAACGACTTCTCAGCAAGCGCACCCACCGACCCACCAAGAACCTTGCCACCAAGATTCAGAAACCGGAGCACATATGACGGGTTCGTGGTGCCACGGGCCGCAGACGTCGGCTTGATATCCATGTACAGCGACGAGGTCGAACCGATACCCAGGGTGCCACCCAACCCGAAGATCGCATCCGTCTGCGAGGCTGCATAGTCATCGTTGAACGTCAACGCAACCATGCCCTTCTGGAGACCCGAGATCTTCTGACGCCACCCGGCCGAAGCGAAGTTCGTGTAGTCGAGCTCGTCAGCATCGATCGACAACTCGACCGATGTCACCATTCCCGAGATATCCACCGACGACGTGACGGTACCCGTGGCGGCCACGATGCCACCCGGGGCGG